ATGGAATGGACAAAGTTCAACCCAAAGCACTAAAGAAGAAATTTAAAAATCGTAAAGATAAAGACATTGATAATGATGGTGATGAGGACGGGTCTGATGAATATCTTCACAATCGTCGTAAAACCGTAAGCAAAGCAATTGACAAAGATGACGAGTCTGATGAACCAGTTGTAAAAACCGATCGTCGTAAAAAGCTTGACAAAAAAGATAACGATGCTGATATGGAAGCCGAAGGCTACGGCAAAGGCAAAAAGATGAGAAAAGAAGCTATACAAGCAAGACCGGGTACAAAGGCACAACAAAGAGCGTTTGATAAAGCTGATAAAACTGCGAAGCCAAAAGATAAAGTATCTTTGAAACCTATGCCTTCTTCATTGTCAAGAAAAATGAAAGATGAATCAATAGGTAGAACAGCTGGAAATAGTAGCTATCATAATCTACAAAAGGCAAAGAGAATGGCGGCAAAAGATGGCCACGACTATGATAAGTTACCAGCATATGATCGTACACATGATAACCATAGAGACTATTATGATAACAAAGCTAAAACAACAAAAGAAGATAAAACGCCTAGCTATCTTATGAAGCGTATTCAAGAAAAGGCTAATCATGTACCTCAAGACGAAACTAGAGATAGTTTTGATAAACAGATTGCTGGTCGGAGACTTACAAAGACATTTAACAATGAACTTGAAGGACAAATGACCGAACAAGAATTTGTAGCTATGCATGATCCTAGAAATGCAGATGTTCCCGAATTCACAAATGCTCCAGTGGTACATGCAAAAACGTTTAAATCATTTAAAGATTCTGTAAAAGCGGGTCCTAAAAGAAGTGGTGACAACGACGAAGGTGATAAAAACGTCATTAATCCAGTAAATAGGAATACTTAAAAAGTGAAATAATAATGAAAATATTTGATGATGTAAATGAAGATAACCTTGTGCTATTTGCAGCAAGAAATTATTATAATCCAAAGTGTATAGATGTTGATGAATTTTATGAAGATTTGAATAGAATAAAATATGTAAAAAGATTAGTAAATAGGTATCTAAGCCGTGAAGATAAAAAACTATCTGTACGGCTGATACTTAATCATATTGTTATTATATTTAATGTTTTTGGAATTGAAGCTGCAACTAAAATTATGAGATTAAAATTTGATAATCGCAATTGGTCAATTATTAAACCATTTTTGATCTATTTGAAATATATAAAATATGATGAATATTCGGATATTGAAATGGATCAATTTGTAGTAGATGAATTAAGAAAGATATAAAAATGGGAATGATTGCAAGAGCGGGTGACCTGCTTTATACTTTTAGATTTTTAACACTATTGGTTACACCATTTGATCGAACAAATGCGTTTAAACTTGGTATAATTGATCGTGATGGTGTAAGACAAAAAGAAGTAGAAATAAAAACTAGTGAACAAAAAAGTGCGTACACTCATTTTCATAGAATGGTATTTAACATTAAAAAATTGATAGCGAAAGCACCTGGAGGAAAGACTACTGTAGGATCATATGCTGCAGCACTTTATTTAATAAAAGAAAAATATAATTTAAATGATGATTCTCTTAAAAAATTAGCTGAAAAATGCGGATATGATTCATTTGATTTTTTAGCAGAAGAAAATACATGGTTTACTTCTGAAGATAATAAACTATCTCAAGGTGTGTATAAAATAAAAAACAGTAAAGTTTTAAATGTCAATATAGAAGAAATAGTAAAAGCAAAAGATCAGATTAGAATTGAAGAAGAATGTTATCCAGTAGGAAATATTTTTGGATTGAATATTTATGAAGCAAAGCATTTAAAAACAAATCAGAAAATATACATTACTATTGAGGAGATAATGTAATGAGAACGCCAAGAAATTTAAAACTTATTAATAAAATAAAAAATAGCGGCGTTGCTCCTAAAGGAACATCTATGGGCAAGAATACTAAAGAAAATTCTGAATATGATAATGAAGGTGGTATGGCAAAAGGTCAACTAAAAACTATTGCAGATGCCGCTTTGGAATTGCACGATATGTTAAAAGACGATACAAATATGCCTGAATGGGTTCAGTCAAAAATAACAAAAGCTACTGATTATATTGATACTGCTAGAGACTATATGAAGAATGAATTACCCACAGAATCGGTTAAAGAAGATGCTCCTGCAATGAGTATGAGTGGTGGTCATGTTGCAAGTCATGATGCATTTCCTTTAGGTAATCCTAATCACGATAAAATGATTAGAAGAAATATGAAACCTATTGATGTTGAAGATAAAAGATATAAAAAGAAAAAGCGCCAAGGCGAAACTGTAGTACTCAAAAGATTTAAAGGCTATATGAAAGGTCAATAATGCTAACTTTTAAATCATATTTAACTGAAGCTACTGGTAAAGGTTTAACAATCTTTGACATAGATGAAACTATGTTCAAAACAAACGCTAAAGTTGGTATAAAAAAAGACGATAAGATTATTAAGAAACTTACAAATCAAGAGTATAACACATACAAATTAAAATCTGGTGAAAGTTGGGATTTCGGCGAATTTAAAAATGCTGAAGTATTCAATAAAACATCAACACCTATAGCTAGAATGATTAACAAAGTGAAAGCCATTCTGAAGAACGCAACTAAAGCAGGATCAAAAGTTATTATCGTAACTGCAAGAGCGGACTTTGATAACAAGAAATTATTTCTAGATACGTTTAGACAACAAGGCATTGACATTGACAAAGTTTATGTTGAACGTGCTGGTAATTTAGGTCATGGTCCACCCGCCGAAAATAAGATAGTAATTTTTAAAAAATATTTAGATCAAGGCATTTATAAGCGTATTCGTTTCTTTGACGATGCTAAGAGTAATCTTACCGCATTCTTATCACTTCAAGATCAGTATCCAGATGTAAGTTTTGAAGCTTTTTTTGCCAAGTCTGATGGCAGGGTTAACCGAGTGAGATAATGTTAAAAGTTTATGTGACACTTTTTGTTATTGGTATTATAGGTTCTATAGGCTTTGCAGGTTATAAGACTTGGAATAATATGCAAGCTAAAATAGAAGTTCTCAAAGAAAATAACGCCAAATTAAATGTTGCTGTTGAAACACAGACTGCAACAATTTCTACTATGGAAAGTGATATAATAAGAGTTAATAAACAGCTAGATAAAGTAAATAAAGAATTAAGACGCACACGCACCAGAAATAAAATTTTATTGAAAAAGATACAAAAACACGATATTGGTATGTTAGGTGAAGCAAAACCTGATTTAGTAGAACGTGTTGTAAACAATGCAAGTGAAAAGGCACTAAGATGTTTTGAAATTATATCTGGCGCCGAATTGAGAATGGAGGAAAAGAATGCAAAGAATGGTAAAGCGTTCAATAGTGAATGTCCTTGGCTTTATGATGATCTTAACATTGCTGACGGGTTGTTTGGGTCGCAATGACATTCCAGAGCCAATACAAATAAGAACAAAACCAGTTGATAAACCTGAACTCATTTTGCCTAAAGCTGATGAATTAATACAGAGAAAAATAGAGTGGATTCTTGTTACACCAGAAAATCATAAAGAGTCTTTTGCTAAATTAGAAGATAGAGGTAGACCTCTTGTTTTCTTTGGCTTAACTGATCAAGGTTATGAAAATATTTCTTTAAATTTATCTGATATCAGAATGTATGTTTCACAACAACATGCTATAGTTGATGCTTATGAAAAGTATTATAATCAGGCAGAATCAAAACTTGACACGGCAGTTACCTTAGAATGATTACCCCACTCACTAAGAAGAATCTTATTATAACAGATTCGTAGGATTTGTCAATACAATAAAAAGTTAATTTGTCGCATCAAAATAGTAGTGGAATATCTAATAATCGTTAATATAAGTGCTTTACAAATATCTAAAAATACTATATAATGATACAGATATAAAAATCAAACAAAATATAGACAGGAAAAACGAATGCTATTTGAAGAACAAATTGCACGGAAACCAGATTTGTACCCGTGGACAAAACAATTTATTGAAGCTATTTGGAAAGGCTTCTGGACACCCGAAGAATTTAATTTTAGATCAGACTACTCCCAATTTAAAACTGATCTTACTGAAGCAGAACAACAAATCGTTGTAAAAACAATGTCGGCAATTGGACAAATCGAAATAGCAGTTAAGAGTTTCTGGGCTGACGTAGGCAAACACTTACCACATCCTTCGATCAAAGATTTAGGATATGCTATGGCAAATTCCGAAGTCATTCACAATATGGCTTATGAAAAAATTCTTGATGTTCTTCATATGACACATGTATTTGAGGAAAATTTGAATGAAGAAGTTATTAAAGGTCGTGTAGATTATCTCCGCAAATATAACAACAAAGTTTATGAGGATGATAAAAAACAATATATCTATTCAATTATTTTGTTTACCTTGTTTGTTGAGAATGTAAGCTTGTTTAGCCAGTTCTATATAATTATGCATATGAATAGAAACAAAGCGGTAATGAAAGATTGTGCCCAACAAGTACAATACACACGAAATGAGGAAATGCTTCACGCACAAGTAGGTATCAAATTAATTCAAACTTTGCGTGATGAATATCCAGAATATTTTGATCAAGAATTACAAGAACGTATTGAGCAAGAATGCATTGATTCATTAAAAGCAGAGAGTAAAGTGATTGATTGGATTATGGGAGATTATACAGTAAAAGGATTAGATGCTAATATTTTAAAATCGTTTATTGCATATCGTATGGCAGAGTCTATTGATCAGATTGGATTTGATAGTAGTGAAATTAAATTTGATCAAGAATTAGTTGATGAAACGTTTTGGTTTGAAGAAGAATTGTTGGGCGCTAATATGACAGATTTCTTTCAAAAACGTCCTGTAGAATATGCTAAAGGACAAGGTATTACTGCAGATGATTTATTTTAGGAGTATATAATGGGATTTGAATGGGCTAATGAAGATGCACGGACTTTTCTGAGCCGTGGATATATTGACGGTAATATGACTGTTGAAGAAAGAGTGAGAAATATTGCTCAAACAGCGGAAGCTATTCTTGACAAAGAAGGCTTTGGCGATAAGTTCTATGATTACATGAGTAGAGGTTTCTATAGTCTTTCTTCTCCAGTTTGGTCAAACTTCGGTACCAAAAAAGGTTTGCCAATTTCATGTAATGGTGTTTACATTGAAGATGATATGGCATCTATCTTAATGAAAAATGCTGAGGTAGGAATGCAGACAAAGATGGGTGCTGGTACATCTGGATACTTTGGTGCTATTCGTGCAAGAGGCGAAGATATTAACTCTGGTGGTACTGCAGATGGTCCAGTTCACTTTATGAATCTTACTGAAACTCAAGTTGACGTTGTAGCACAAGGTTCAGTAAGACGTGGATCTTTTGCTGCATATTTGCCCATTGACTCTCCAGACATTATGGAATTTTTAGAGTGTAGGGAAGAAGGTTCATCTATTATGCATCTATCTTTAGGTGTGTGTATTTCAGATGAATGGATGCAGTCTATGATTGATGGCGATGCTGATAAAAGAACAGTTTGGGCAAGAGTATTACGAAAGCGCCGTGAGAGCGGATATCCATACCTTTTCTTTAGTGATACTGTTAATAACAATAAACCAAAAGTTTTGAAAGATAATGATGTTTCTATTTGGGCATCTAATCTTTGTTCTGAGATTTGTTTACCGTCAAGCGAAGAATGGTCTTTTGTTTGTAATCTTGCATCTATGAATTGCGCTACATTTGACGATTGGGAAGAGACTGATGCAGTAGAAACGATGATTTGGTTTCTTGATGCAGTTATGGAAGAATATATTGAAAAAACAAAAGATATTACATTTATGCATTCTGCATATAATTTTGCGTCACATTGGAGGGCATTAGGTTTAGGTCAGCTAGGCTGGCATACTTACTTACAGTCAAAAGGTTTAGCATTTGAATCGTTTGAAGCCCACATGTTATCTACAAAAATTAGTAAGTTTATTGATGATAAATCACTTGAAGCATCACAAGAATTAGCTATTGAATATGGTGAACCTGCAGGTATGTTAGGTACTGGTGAAAGAAACTTGACGCGAACAGCAATTGCACCAACAACATCTTCTTCATTTATTCTGGGTCAAGTATCACCATCTATTGAGCCTCTTGCATCTAATTACTTCACAAAAGATTTAGCAAAAGGTAAGTTTACTTATCGTAATCCACATCTAAAAGGTGTATTGCATGATCATGGTAGAAACGACGATGAAACTTGGAAATCTATTCTTGTCAAAGGTGGATCAGTTCAACACTTGCATTTCTTATCTCAAAAAGAAAAGGACATATATAAAACATTTAGTGAAATTACACCATTGTCTATTGTACAGCAAGCTGGTGCTAGACAGAAATATATTGACCAATCCCAATCGCTAAATATACTCATACATCCAGACGTTCCTGCAAAGGACGTTAATTCATTAATAATAGAGGGTTGGAAGTTGGGAGTAAAAACATTTTATTATCAGCGATCCGCGAACCCCGCACAAGAATTAGTAAGAGATATTATGACTTGTGCCTCATGTGAGGGCTAATATATGGCAAGAAAAGAAACATTTTATATTGATTGTCCTTTATGTCAATATCAAACTCAAATAGAAGTTTTAAATGGTGATGATGATGCGGAACCCGAAGCTTGTCCTATGTGTGGTAGTCCTATAGAACTATACACTGACGAGGATGAAGAAGAATAGTGTGGTTTTATGAAAACAAAGAATTTAATCCAACTGAAAGTGAATTAGAGTCGTGGGTTGGATTTGTATATTGTATTACCGATTTAACTAATAGTAAAAAGTATATAGGCAAAAAAACTTTTTGGTCAACAAGAAGGTTAAAACCATTAAAGGGTAAGAAACGAAAAAGAGTTAAGAAAACTGTATCCGATTGGATGAAATATTATGGGTCAAATGAAGAAGTTAAATTACTTCTAGAAGAAAGTGGCGAGAAACGATTTAAAAGAGAAATAATTTTATTATGTAAAACCAAAGGCCTTATGAGTTACTATGAAGCTAAAGAGCAATTTGATCGGGAAGTACTTTTCAAAGATGAATATTATAATGAATTTATAGGTTGCAAAATTCATTCAAATCATGTGAAAGGAAAAGATAATGGGTCAAATAGTTGAGTTTCCAAGTAAAGTTGAAGAAAAAATATCTGATGTAGATTTGCAGTACTTAGAAATTGAAAAACAAGCAAAAGAAATAGAAGAACAAAAAAACGTGATTGCAAAATCACTTGAAGAAAGGTCTAAAAAATGTACGAATATAAATGTAAAATCTTGAGGGTAGTCGATGGTGACACAGTAGACATTGACATTGACCTAGGATTTGGTATTTGGATTCATAGAGAACGAGTCAGAATGATGGGTATTGATACTCCAGAATCTAGAACGAGGGACCTACTAGAAAAACAGTTTGGTCTAGCAAGCAAAGCTAGACTAAAGGAATTACTACCTGTTGGTTCAATTCAAATTTTAAAGACTGAGATTGATAAATCTGGTGAAGATAAGAAAGGCAAATTTGGTCGTGTACTTGGAGACTTTTTAGTAGAAAGAAAAGTTAGTGGTGCGTATGAACAAAATGTTAGAGTCACTTCTATCATGATTGAAGAAGGATATGCTGTAAAATATTTTGGTCAAAATAAAGCCGATGTTACAACAGCACATTTAGCTAATAGAAATAAATTATTACATGAAGGTAAAGTTGTTATTAAAGATTGACAAACGATTTAAAGTATGTTATGATACTCATAATGAACAGCGGAGAATATAATGATTCTAATTGATTATAATGGCGTGGCAGTTGGTACCTTTCTATCTCAGAAAGGTAATATGGTAGAAGAAAGTCTTTTACGAGTTATGATTCTAAACCAAATTCGTATGTATCGTAAAAAGTATTTGAAAGAATATGGCGAAGTAGTTGTTGTTGCAGACGGCGGTGGTAACTTTCGCAAAGAAATTTATCCATATTATAAGTGGAGACGTTCTGAAGGTCGCGAAGAATCGTCGATTGATTGGGATGAGGCATTTCGCATTCTTAGTGTTATATTTGATGAAATTGCAGAAAACTTTCCATACAAAACTATTAGACAATGGGGTTGTGAAGCTGATGATACAATCGCAAGAATTGCGTTTGAAACTCAAGAGTTTGGTAAGCACGAAAATGTTATGATTATTTCTGGTGACCACGATTTTATTCAACTACAAAAAATGCCAAATGTAAAACAGTTTAGTCCTATCACTAAAAAAGCTGTAACTGTAGATGATCCTCATAGATGGACTATGGAGAAAATATTTAAAGGTTGTGGTAGTGATGCAGTTCCTAATATTCTATCTCCTGATAATGCAATTGCTGATGGCATACGTCAAAGACCTATGACTAAAAAGAAAATGGATGCTTGGATTAATGCGGATGATATGCGTAAAGAAATGGGTGAAGAAGTATATAGAAATTTTTGTCGCAATAAAAAACTTGTAGATTTGACAGAAACTCCTGAAAACATAAAACAAGAAATTATAAATAACTATGAAGCACAAGATCCTCACAAAAATAAGGGTAAGGTGTTTCCCTACTTGGTAAAGAATCGTTGTAGACTATTATTGGAATGCGTACAGGAGTTTATATGAAATATGTTTTTGAAATGTTAGATGAAGTGAAATCTACAAAAAAAATGGAAGATAAAATACAAGTTCTTCAAAGTTATAATTCAATTTGGGCATTAAAAGATGTACTGAGAGGTACATATGATACGTCTTTAGAATGGGACCTTCCTAAAGGAGCCCCTCCTTTTGAGGCTAATCAAGGTTTTAATGCTCCAGCTAACCTTTTACAAGAGCATAAGCAATTTAAGTATCTTGTGATAGGTGAAGCAAGTAAGAATTTACCTAAGCTTCGGAGAGAAATGCTATACATAAAATTATTAGAATCAATTCACCCAAAAGATGCAGAGGTTGTAATTAATATGACAAGTCAAAAAAATATAACAGGTGTTTCAAAAACAGTAGTACAGAAAGCTTTTCCCAATCTAATACCTACATAGATGTTTACCAATTCAACCAAAAATAAAAAAACTTTGATGCTGGCTTCTCCCTGAGTTGCCAGCTTTTACTTTTAATAAGGAGAATACCATGCCTCATACGCAAATTCAACGATTAATCAACGATAGTGCAGAGTTACAGAATTTTGTATATAAACTTGAAAATGAGGGAAAATACGATTTAGTAAAAAAAGTCAGAGCAAAAAAGGAATTTTTAGACAAATATATAACGAAAAAATCTATAATGTCGGGAGTAGAAGCAGCATAATAAATTCAAATAAATTCAAATAATTTAAAAAAGGGGGTTGACAACAGCCCCCTTTTATGTTAGTTTACTAGTATAGAAAGAATCATTAGTCACTGAAAGGACTAAAAATGAACTACCTCGAATCCCTCTTTGATGAAGCTGTCCATGACGTGATGTTTTCTGATAAATTCTCTAAACCAGTCGTTGCTCATTGCTTTAAAGAGCATAGCTGTAATTGGGGCAGCATATGGACACTCACAATTGACGGTGTTGCTCACCGCGGTGTTTATGCAGAGAAAATGGAATCTTTCGCTGAAGTACTAGATCGTATCCAACACGAATTAGATATGGAAAATTTACATATCCCAGGTTGTTCAGCCTACTCAAAAGAAGCTCAAAGGGCACTTTAAAGTAAATAATGGTTGACAAAGCTGGTAGAATATGCTAGTTTACTTATAGAAATAGAATCACTTGAAAGGGTTCACAAAATGGCTTATGTATCTCAATCAGACAAAAAAGAACTTGCTACTGAAATAAAAGCTGTACTTAAAGAATTCGGAATGAAAGGAACTATCTCAGTTCGTCACCATTCTACTTTACTTGTTAAAGTAAAAGGCGGAGATATTAGCTTCGGTGATCAGATGCCCTGGAATGGAAGTGTCAATGAGTACCATATTGAAACTAGCTATACTGGCATTGCAAAAGAATTTCTTTTGAAATTGTTAGCTGCAATGGAAGGACCCAAGTTCTTCAACCACACAGATAGCATGAGCGATTACTTTCACCGTTCACACTATACCGATATTGAATTACTAGAAGGATGCAGATAATATAGAGGTTGACAATCTTGCACGAATCAGATACAAAGTAAGAGTAAAGAGAAACAGAAAGAGAGCCAATGCTAGTTCAAACAACAATCACCGAAAACAACAAAACATGCTACAGCTTCGAAGCCCGTGGCACTAAATATTCTAGTTCTTATGACATTGAAAGAAATGAAGGATCGTTCAAAGGCTCTTAATCACCTCGCAACTCTTATAGAAATGGAAGTATAATATGGCTTTTGCTCCTGACTCAGTTGGTTTTACATATGGCGATAGCAGTATTCAAGGGTGTTTTCGTTTGAAAGAGAACGGTAACCTTTTCGAATATAGTCGCAACGACGATCCATTCAGCTTTTGTGAAGATTTTCCTCACAAGGTATGGGTTACTTCGACTATTGAAGGTATCGACTCTGGCTTTCGTTATGGCATTGTTAAAAAGACCGTTGCTTACATTGCTGTAGATGAAGATGAGTTTGGCTTGCCTGTACTTGAGAAGTGGGACTTAAAACAAAGT